ATACCATTAAGAGCATCTGTGCCTCTTTCGATTACATTATAGAGATTCTCTCTAGCATATTTGTAATCGTTCTCTATATTCTCCATCTTTTCATCTTTGTGGACAACATCTACTACCTTTTTTTCTGCCGGCAGAAAGTCTGCAATGGGATCTAAGTCCAAAGCATTTGCTATAGTATCGTCTTCTGAATTGTCGATAGTTTGCTTGTTAGCACCTTTGTCGAAATTAGGTTGGGTCGGTTTCGCCATTAAAGTAGTCCTCAAAATCCGTTATCACGGCATAGTTATCATTACTGTAGATACCACCTACTGCTATTGTTGTTGCAGCATTTGTGGTTGGATTCCTGAATTGATCTAATCCTGGTTTTGTCTTAACAGCAGCTACTGGTGTATTTGCATAACCGCTTGTGCTGTTAGCTGTGAAGAATTGTACGTTTGCTTCTTTGATCACTGACGCCGAAGTCACTGGTCCGAACATATAAGCCTTCATAACAAAATTCAGATTCCATATCAATGCCCTTCTTGTCTCATAGTCACCTTCATAGGTATCCTGTGATGACATACTTTGAAGAACAATAGGTACGTCCATTTTAATATCCATTTCAGGAATTAAGTTAAGTGTTCCTGTCCACTCTGGTGTAAAGAAAGGAAGTATCTGCTCAAGTAATTGAGTTCCATCTTCTGCATACTTTACGTATAAATTTAAGTCGAAGTTAATATCGTATGGTACTGGTTGCCACATGCTTTTCTTTTTATTGCCATCAGCTGCATCAACAGAACTATATCTATTCAACGTATTCAATTTTCTTTCTGGTGCGTATTGAAGTGAAACCATTTCAAAAGATATTCTTGGTAGCAATATAGATTCTTGGTTTTGTAAATCTAAGTTGCCTTCTAACCTTGAAGTCATCTTTTCTCTAGGTGCATATGTAACTGGCACTTTGATATTTTGTATCACATTGCCATCAGTGTTTCTTCTTTTAATACGTAAGTCATTAAACATAGTACCAAAGTATATTACATACTTACGGATTGACTCATGGTAATAATCGTGACCTAACATTAGTAGTTTCCACCCTCACTAAACGGATCTGCGTCCGTAAAGTCTATAAAGTTATCTGCCTGTGTTTCAATAAATGTATTCTCACTAGCAGCAATATCATCTAATACGTTTTCTGTATATCCTTCTAACAATATTCTTTCGCCTGTCTCATCATGGATCGGTTCTTCGTTTCCTACAATACCTTCCATCATCCATTGTGATTCTAAACCAGAATCGAATGACTTGTTATCTTCTAACTTATCAATCTCTTGTATGCCAGTGTTTAATCTTTCTCCAGCATATTCAAATTTCTCTGTTCGTAGTTCATAGAACTGAAGTGCGCCCATTTGATAGAATACTGGTTCATGTTCTACAAATTGGATTGTGAATAAACCTTTGGTAAGTGGGAAGTATAACATATCCCCTTCTCTNGGTCTATTAATATTTGCTTCATTACCTACGTTCTTTTCAAATGAGAATCTGGCAACNGACATTGTCATTTGATCTCTCATCTCGAAACCAAACTTACCTAAGAAGTCTCCTTCTCCACCAAATCCATCAACACTATTAATGTACATTTCACATTCATGGAACTCTCTGAATAATCCTAGGTCATCTTCACCGTATAGATAATCATAGTCGCCATATGTTTTAGGTAGATAGTATACTTCTATACCATGAATCTTGATAGCTTCAATAGTTAAATCTTCAATGAGCAATTGCTCTTGCGATGATTCGAAGTTGTTGAAAAAGAAGTTAGTAGCCATGATGTCTACCCAATCATATCTTCTGGAGGCATCACTAGTGTTCTGACTTCTTCCTCTAGCTGTGTAATCTCTACTTGTGCATCATCATAGATCTTTGCACCGTTGAATGTTAACCCACCAGGAAGTTGCATGCCTTCAAACTTTGTAAGGTTTGATCCCCATTGTTTTTTAATTAATGCAGAGGCATATCTTAATAGCCATCTGTCTTTATATACATCAGCATATGTATCTGGATCTACAACTTTATATGCTTTTGCAATAATAAAGTTTCCAACATCTATCCTATTCCAATCCATATCAATATGTAATTGGTTAGCATGCTTATTGTATCTGAATGTTTGTTTACCTACTAGAATTTCTTCAATCATTCTAATGTTCTGGAAGTTCATATAGTAAGGTACTAGCTCATATCTTGAAAGATCATATAGATCATTAAGAGCTATTTGGTATCTAATGTTGAATAAGTTATTAGTAGAAGTAGCATCACCAATATCAAACAAGTCTACCACACCAACAATGTTATCTGGTACTGTTAAGTACCTATTGTCTTTATCTGATTGCGTTACTTCCCACTTGTAATACTGTTGTTCAATACCATCGTAATGGAAATCCCAATAGTAGTCAAACGCTTCATCAACTCTATCATCAACTTGATCTTCGTCTACATTAATTTCAATTACAGGTTTACCCAGCCTTCTAAGACAGTGCTCCTTGAATTGTGTTTTACTAGTTGGAAATGCCATAATACTATTTATCTACCCCTATCCCCATGCCACATCGCCATTGGCATAGTATACTTTTAGTTGTCTGTCGCTATCATCATACAGTTCACCAGTTACTTTGATGTCGCCATTGACTTCAAACGTCTTGTCTGGTGATGTTGTTTGTATGCCTACAAAGCCTGATGATGTGTTAGCAACAACCATATCGTCGTTTTTATTCTGACCCATTCTTGTTAAAGAAGGGTTCTTATCTGACTTTAGACCAACATCAGTATGACCAACGGCCTTACCTCTTGATCCTAATGCTATCATGTCTGCTAAATGTCTTGCTTTAGATCCCATATCTTCTCCTTAACCCCACGCCACATCGCCATTAGCGTAGTACACTTTAAATACTCTATTTGATGAATCTAATATGTCATCACCAAACTTTACGTTGGCACTTATAAATGCCTCACCGCCAACTGCTAGCGCTGTAGTTGGATTTGCATTACCAATACCTACATTATTATTTGATGCAATAGTTATGTTATTTGCTGAACCCATTTGGTATGCAAATATATCTAGTACATCATTAGCTGTTGCACCTGATGTCAATATAACATTAGACGAGTTAGGTGCAGTGTAGTCTTGTGTATCCTCAATAAGAATACCGTTGATGAATACTGTTAGTCCTGAACCAACTGTATAGTCTAAGCTATTACCATCAACATCATTACCTGCAAAGTTAGTCTGTCCATTTGCAGCTAGGAATGAAAATCTTTTGAATGTTTGAATATTTGTAGCAGCACTAGTAGATGCCCAATACATTGAGCCATTACCATGAGTAGATAATACTTTGCCGCTTGTGCCATCTTCCGATGGAAATGATTGTCCGTTGACTGATAAGGAATTAAGATTAGCACCAACTTCAAAAACTGCAGTCGAGTTTGCAGAATAAACAATACCATCAGCGGTATTGATTGCAAATTCGCCATCAGCTAGTTTAGCGTTACTTGGAGCATTTCCACTTACGGCGGAACGCTTTATCTTTATTACAGATGCCATCTATATAAATTCCTCTTCGTGCTCTATAGAGAGCGAGTTTATAGCCCCTTATATAAGAGGCTTACTAATCTAATTAGTAACTTCCACCATCAATAATAGCGTCTAGTTGTCCTAAGTTTCCTGAGTTAGTTGAGTTAGCAGCAGTGTATGTTACAGTTGCTCCTGGCTCTGAACCAATACTATTTACAACTACGAATGTGTTAGCAGAAGCATCTCTGAAGATACCTGAGTAAAATAAGCTAGATGTGTTACCATACTCACCATAGAAACCAAAGTCGGCTGCATCAGTAAATGTAGTTGTGTCACCTTGGTTGTCCGCTAGCTTTAACGCTGCGTCATCAATTGTGACCGTTGAACTGTTAACAGTTGTTGTTGTACCGTCAACTGTGAAGTTACCGTGAATTGTTAAATTCTGACCAATCGTTACTGACTTACCAAAACCTGCACCACCAGCTACAATCATTGCACCTGTTGTGTTAGATGTTGAATCGGTAGCGTTGGAAATGTTTAATATGTTAGTTGTATTTGCAGTAGATGTATTACTGTGGAAGTAAGCTGTTGTATTACCAACTTTTAAGTTAGCATTGTCACTTGTGATTGTTGCATTTGAGTGACCGTATATACCAGTTGCAGAAGCAGTTTTAGCTACTAAAGCAGCTGAGCTTAATTGAGTATTAGACGCATGAGTACCAACATGCAATGTGCCTGTGTTGGATAATTCTACTGTATCGTCTAATGATACGCTGATTGCTGAAGTAGAAGTATTAGTAATGGTGATGTTTTCGCCACCATTAAATGTTACTGTTTCGTTATCAGTTCCACCTGTAAGTACAACTGTACCAGTTGTTGCTGAACCACCTGCTGACAAGTCATAGTCTTCACCAGTGATTGTCATTACTGTAGAGTTACCAGATACTGCTATGCCATCTGCACCAGTTACTGTTAATGTTTCTGTAGTTCCATCTCCACCATTGGAAGGTGTTAAGATGATTTGACCTACTGTCGAGTTACCAGTTTGTGATAATACGTAAGTTGTTGAGTCTACTGTTACTTGGGTTGAGTTTCCTGATACAACTGAACCGTTTGTACCTGCAATGACAATTGAGTCATTTGACAAGGATGCGTTATCAACTGTGAGCGTTACAGTACCTTGGGTAGTGTTACCACCTTGGACCATGTTATAGCTGTCACCGGATACGCTAACAACTTGTCCGTTTGCTCTAGCTGTAAAGAGTTTCTTATCAGCTAAGTTAATAGCTAATTCACCTGTTTCCAGACTTGATGGGACAGCGGAGCCCGTGCTCGATCTTTTAAGTTTAATGACTGAAGCCATCTTTATCTCCTATTTAATCTAATTTTTGATTGTTTAAACGCTCTTGCTTAAACGCACTAATTCTCTTTGTTGGTTTAACCTTATGGTTATTTATACTTTCCAGCTGTTTGATTTGAAGTCGTTGAACTTGTACCTCTGTTGTCAGTTTCATGTTCGATTGTATCAGATCATTTATTATATCTTGCTGGTTCTGCACGTATTGTGTAACCATTTGCAAATCACTTAAATCCATTTCATCATCAGTCATAATTATACCTAAAACGTGCCTCCGTCCAAGTCATCGAAGTTTGGCGTGTTATTTGTTATCTGTAATATCTGTCCGTTCGATCCAGTTGCTTGTGCCATTGCTGATGTATTGGATGCATAAAATACACCCTGTGCAGTAAATGTGTTAAGCCCTGTACCACCATCACTCGTCTTCAAAGGTGATGCCAAGCTATCAATAGTTGAATTATACAACGTCGTTGATATGCCTGTGTTAAGAGTATTACCATTATATTTAGCTCCCGAAACAAAGATACTTTTACCAGAGGTCACTCCACTTGGTAGTGATTCTCCAATGAAATGAAGCGTACCAGATTGATAGTCGAAGTACCATTCGTCATTGTTACCGGATCCTGTCTCGAATAATTGTGTACCATTAGATGCTGGATTACCTGACCCAGCACTATCTACATATACTTTTAACTGATATGTAGCACCGAACCCAGGTGGGATCCAGTTGATTATATTTGTTTTCCATGTCCTTCTAGCAGTTGATGTAGCATCTTCAGTTGTTTCTGATTGATCATATACTATTGTTATACCGGTGTTAGATGCTGGCTTTGTTACTGCTATTGATGATATGTCTGACCATATGGCAGTTGGTTTGATAATAAAATCAGATACAATACTTTCGTTAGCTGCTTTCTTAGCTGCGTTAGTATCTGTCTTTGCTTTACCAAAGCCAATCTTTTTCCATAAGAGGTCAACTTTTTTTGAATCTGTAATTGCCATTAGTCTATACTCATACTTGTTATCGAGTCATCAGAATCTAATCCGATCCTCACTAATATTTGATTTCCAAATGCGCCGGTTGCGTTTTGATCACCAAGTGTAAATGTAAATTCTTTGTTGCTATATGATGTGCCATCTGCAACTACGTCACCTGCATTAAATGCACACCCATCTGAACCATTACCACCAGCTGTTGTGTTAGCACCTGGAGTACCTGCACCACCATATGTGGATCCACAATTCAACCAACCGTTTGAATCCGATGTACTGTCTATGGCTGTATTCGGTGCTGCAATATGCATTGTTGATACTTTGCCTGACATTGTTAAATTAAAGTTAGCCATCGTTGTTCTTCTGAAAGCAAACGTGAAGTATTGTCTTCCAGATCTACCTGTATTTAGGTTAGGTCCTACAGGTAAAAATCCTGTGGAAAGATTTGTGGTATAGTGTTTAAGGGTTCCGAATCTAACGACAGCCTCATCGGTGCCTGCGATGGTTTGGGAGCCTGTCCAAGCGTTTCCAGTATAATAGTTCGTACTGTTTGAAAACGCAGGTGTTGCTCCAGCCCACGATACCTTAATTCTTTTTCCATCGTCATCGAAACCAGCACCAAGAGCATCAGCAACAGGTATGGCTGTTTCATTAACTCCGCTAGAGTTTCCATTGTACGCTTGAATTTGTGTATTGGCCATTTGTAATGTAGTTCCATTTCCATTTACATTCTTACCATAGAGCCCTAGGCCCTCCACGTTTCTTCCTCCGCCTGCAACAGTAACCTGGAATGTTTCTAATGTTACGTTAGCAGTCAGTCCTGTGTTTGCTTTTGGATAACCACCGTTCAATAAAGATGATGGTATTATTTGCGAGTATGTTTTACTTTGTGAGTTGATTGCACCACCGCTATCACTCTCTGTGTTTGTGCCACTTACTATTTGAAATGGTGATGTTGTATTTCTATATGTCTGTCCTGCAACATTTGACATTAATACACCTGCTACGTTTAGTACTGCATCGTTAGTGTAGTAAGGTATGCCAGATACGTATGCTAATGTACCAGCTGAGTTTTGAGTAACTGTTGTACTAACACAATTTATAACTGGTGTTCCTGTCAAACTATCTTCTACGAATTGAACAACGGCTGTGTTACCAGTTGCACTGTGGCTCAACTTATATGTATGAGCACCTGGTGATAATGTAGACTTGCTTATCTTAGCTTTTAATCCGTGATACAATCCCGGTGCAAATGTTCTTTGTGCAGCTGTTACGCCTGATCCACTTGCATCAAAGTTATAGAAGTCTACGTCTGCATGAAGATCTAATCCACCAGAGGTACCGACATTGTTGCCAGTAGTTAATGTTATGGATCCATCTTCTGAACCATCTACAAATGCTTTTAATGTTCCTGCAATACCATTGTAGAATGGTGTAGAGTTTGCAGTCCCTGATGTTGTTCGAGTACCAGCATTGATGTACCTTGTACAAGAATCGCCTGCTGATAATGTAGTGACACCGCTTGAGTGATCTATAAATCCATGAGCAACTTTTACATCTGATCCTGTTGAACCAGTTGTTAATGTGATGTTTTTACTTGAAAGACCATTAGGGGCTGCAATAGCTGTATTGAAAATCTTGAGTGTACTTTGTGATGCTGTAGGAAGTACAGAAGGATCTGCAGTAGCGTGAGTATTAATACTGAACGCAATAGTATTAGATCCAGTACCTGTGCCAGTTGTGTATGCATGAGATAGTCTTGCACCTTGTGTTCCACCAGCCACTGTCGTATTTGCAATAGCGTCTGAATTACCATCACCCCAGTTAGCATGGAATGTAGCAACAACGCCATTAGAATTTGTTGAAGTATTTAATATATAAATTGTTTGGTTAATATTAGCTTCTGTTATAATGTTACCGCCAGACGAAGCATCATATATTTGAAATGCTGCTCCTGGGTTACTAGTATATAATGTAATTAAATCTGTAACCGAATGTGTTGCTGTATTGCCGGAACCTTTTGCATTAGGATTTCTAGCTATGACTGTTACATCAAACGGTGAATTACTATTGTCTGTATACGTGTGTGACGGCGTAGAATCGGTTGTATTGTTAGAGAACGACCCATCGCCCCACTCTACATCAAAATGCGTTGCATTACCTGTTACGTCTAATGTAAGTGTTGCTGTTAATGGCGTGCCACCTGTGTTACCAGATGTGCAAGTTACGGTAACGTCTCTAACGTAATTGTTAGTAAATACATTATACATTGTTTCGTTTAGAACATCAATCGAATCTGATATCTTGGTTGTGTTTGCAAGACCTATGGCAGCACCTTCACCTGTAGATCCTTTACCATTAGCAAACGCTCCATCTGTTGGAGGTCCAATAATAATTGAGTTACCACCCAACTGTGCTTCAATGTTATCAACGTATTGTTTTGTTACAGCTTGCATTGCTGTAGTTGGATCTGCAGAAAGTGTTACTGTGTTAGTATATAAGTTTAACCATCTGTTAGATGCATCACCTAATACTAAAGCTGAGTTTTGTGCTGGTATAATATGAGAGTTTACTGAAGCACCTAGTGATATAGTATCACCGCCATCACCTAATTGTAATGATGAGCCTCTGAGTATTATATCGCCATTAACGGTTAATGTATTTGCAATTGAAATGTCTTGTGCATTTATTACATTAGCAGTTTGTGTGCCAGATGTTGTTAAGTTTAATGTGTTAAAGTTGTCAACAAATCCCGTAGCATTAGTTACAATAGCAGCTGAGTTTGTTAGTACTCCATTGACATGACTTAGTTTTGTTCCTACTGCACCGGTGTCTAGTACCTTAAAAAATGTTCCTGCTGGATCACCAATGAATAAACTATTTGATTGATATGAATAAGCTAACTCGCCATTTGCTAGACTAGTTGGCTGAGCAGTATTACTACTTCGTTTTATCTGAATGATAGAATCAGTCATTAAAATGTACCCCCATCAATATCAGGATTCTTTAGTACATAATTATTTGACGATGCTTCGTATACTAACGTGCCGCCATCTACAAGAGTTTGATCATTGACATCATCAAGATCAGCTACTTTAGATTTACCCGATGCTGTTGTAGTTAATGTTACTGGATCTCCACCTTGGTTTCCACCAATTGATCCGGTCGTTCCTACATTGACCTTAATAGAGGTTCCAGTATTGTTGAAAAGTGTATTAGCCATTACTTAGTTACCTCTGGTGTTACTGTAACCATGCCCTCTAGTATTCTACTTTTAACTGCTGCAGCGTCTGTAAGCTCAACGTCGTATACGTATCTACCAGCTGCTAGTGCAGATGTTATACTATTAGTCAGTGATAATGTTAGGGTACCGTTGGTATTTGCAAGTGCTGTTGTAAACGCAGTTGAATTAGATGACGAAAAGGTTTTCCTTATTTGTGAAGCGGCAGACATACCAGTTAAATTTAACTGTACTCCATCTGAATCTGTTAGTGATACTGTGGTAGCGAAATCCGTACCTTGATCAATTACGATATTGACTTTTGTTCCCATCTATAACTCCAATATAAATACTATTATAAGTACTTATGTATTTATAACACAAGTGACACGAGGATAAATTATGAGACTAAGAACAGATTACAAATACGCTTTAATCGATCAATACACCACATACTGGAATGCTTTTGACAACACCGAAGAATTTTATGGTGATGTTATAGGTACTGATGAAGCGGTATTCAAATACACACTATCTAAAACTAAGAAGGTCATCGGTATTGATGGTCTTGTCTCCCAATGTATTTATGATCAAAATTCATTGTGGATAGTATATTATAATGATAGAAAGGAAGCATTAGAGGCTATAGACAATATTGATAAGTCAAAAGTCGTACAGCCTCTTGCTGATAGAAGATATGAGGTTCAGAGTAGAATTGTATCTACTGCTAGGACTCCTCGCTTGTAAGTTCATCCACGATGTCTTCCCAGACCTCTGGATCCTTAACAACGAACCCTAATGTGATTCTAGGACCACCATATGCTGCATGCCACATGATTTTATCATGCTCTTGCTTTTCGCCATAGTATCCTAGCTTGCAATGCCAGCCATC